AACTTCCAGACTCGTATGGTGATCCGCCTTCCATTATAGGTTCTGCGATAGGATGAATGGGTTCATCCGCACCACTATCGTCTGCTTTCTGCCTAGTATAACCGAAATACGCACCTTGGTGCGGTGTCTGGTTTTGTCCGTAATATCCCCCATATGAACTTGAGCCTTTCTTAGCACGAGGCTTACGCTTTGGTTTAGGTGCTTCTTCCCCTACATGAACGATAACATTCTCGTCGTTCTTCTTAGCCCTAGGCTTACGCTTAGGTTTCACTACGTCTTCGCCGATTGCCTTAGACTCTGCTATAATAACCGCCCTATCGGTGGCATTACGCCTATCGAAATGCCCTACAGCACCTTTAGCCTTCTTAAACGCTTCCCACGGTTTATCTGTGCCGTCGCTCTCAATATATATCGCACCCCTATCGTTAGCCTCCTTAAACTGCGATTTGTCCTCTTCTGTGATATCTGGGGACGACCAGTTATTGCTAAAGGTGTCGCTTAGGATATCTTCCGCCCTATCGTCAAACTTATATGTGCCGTAAAAAATCTCGTAGCGGTATCCACCCTCTCCAGCCTTCTGCCTTACATATGCCTTAAGACCATACCATTTTATACCGCTTTGACGTGCGTATTTTCTAAACCACGCTAACAGTTTATCACCGCCGTTAATCGTAATAAGAACCTTACCCTTTATCTTAGGATTGTTGGGGTGATCGTGCGGTGCTTTAGGGTCTGGTATGCCGTTCATAGATTTGATGAAAGCCTCAAAGTTAAAGGCGTATTTATTACCATAACCGCCCGTGGCTTGGTAGGGCGGGTCTAACATAAAGAATGTGTTAGGGCTATCGTAATCCTTTACCAGTTCGTAGTAGTCGCCGTTATACACCTCAGTCTTCGCTAGGCGTTGGTTATACTGATGTAAGCCACCCTCTGCGGACAGCAAAAAGCGAACGATTTCGTCCATAGGCACTTTCGCAACTGGACTCTTTGCCTTACCATCTCTATAGGCAATCATAGCGGTAGAGTCAATAACACCGCTACCGCCGAACCCACCGCAACTGCGAATCTTCTCATATATTAGTTCTACTAGCGTAGTCTTACCCTTCAAAATCTTCTTTTCCTCTTCTGTAGCCTCTTTATCTGGGTTATCTACTACATCGGTGCGTTTGCGTAGCCATTCCGCCATAGTTGTATTAGGCAAGTTCTCGGCTTCTAGGCTACTAATCAAATCTGTGGGTTTAGACTTACTAGCCTTCTTACCCGCACCGCCAGTATAGTCTTCTATAGACAGCCTATTAGCACGTGTCTGGTCTAGCAAGTTTTCACCAGCACGATACAAAGCGTATAGGAAAAGGGCATCGGACTCCGAATATTTCTTAACGCTATCGTCCTTTAAGTCCTTAAACATAAGGGATTTCTCATTACTTGCTGTAGGCTTCTTATTAGACACCGATATAAATCGTAGTTTATTGCCTAGCAGTTTAGAAGTCCATTCACTTGCTGGTATCTTACCAAATGCTCGTTTCTCTGCGGAAGCCCCCTTATCTGCTATTTTTTCTTCAATAAATCGTTTTAGGTTAAGGTTTTCCGATAGATAAGTCTTGCGGAAGAATAGTGCCGATTTAACATAGGCTCGTGTATCCTTATCGTCGCTCCAATCCTTAAGCATTTCCGACGGTGAGCGGTCTTTAAGTGTCTTCCACTGCTTAACAATAGTATAGTTCCAGTCGTTAATAGCCTCTGTTGGTGCGGGTTCTTTAACCAAATATATAGCACCACCGCCGATGAATGGTTCAACATAGGTGCGTAGGGCTTCTGGAGGCATATGCTTGGTTAGCCAAATGGCGATATCTTCCTTAGTTCCTACACGGCAAATATAGGTAGAAAGGGGGTGCTTAGCACTTGCGTCAACTATATCGGTAGCACCCGATGATTTAGATTCTTCTTCTAGTTCTCCTAGTTCTCCCACGGTAGATAGTATATTTTCCAACTCTGGAACTTCATTCACTATCTCGTTAGTTTCACGCATCAAAGTTTGCGATTGCGGTCTGACCCAGTTGGTTTCCGTAATGGTTAGCGTAGGTAAAGGGATTTCTGGCTCAACAATGGATAGAGCCACTTGCGTGGGGACTTGTGCTGTAGCCAGTAGTTTCTTAACTATCTGTTTCTGAACCGGTGCGGTATATACTGGCTTAGGTTTGGGGGGACTTTCGAACATTTTATTCAGTTGTGCCTCGGACACGAACCCACCTAGTGTTGGATCATACACGCCTACACGTGTAGCACGGGTAGGAATAGGTATCGCTGGGGTTGCCCCTAAATATGTGCGTGTTCCAGTAGGCTTAACACGGGTAGCCTTACTGCTTAGTTTAGAAGCGATAGGAGTGACGAATGTGCCTACCTTTTTCGCTCTGCTGTCTGCTAAAGCACTTTTTAACCCTTTGTTAAGGTGTTCTAATGCCCTAGTAAAGGGGTCGGTTTTAGCACCACCATACATAAACGGTTTCTCAATAGACATCTATATAACATAAGCAGATAATATTTACCGTTATTTAGATGTTGGCTGATGATGGCTAAATCGCAGACTAGCCCCTAGGAAACCGAGGTTAAATCATATAGCCGTAAGACTCTACGATTTAGCCATCACTACCCGTCATTATGGTAGGCTACTATACTTCAACTTAACACTTTCTGCGACTGTTCCGCCCACGACTTCCAGATCGGAAATAGCCCCCATAGCAGACATGTAGAACTTCACGACGAGTTGCGATAGGAGAAAGCCCTTATGCTCCAGAACTTGCTTATACGCTAACTGGAGTTCGGGTTGCTGTTTCTTGTCGTCGTATTCAATCCGCAGTTTTGCTAACTCAATATACCCATCTGCGATTCGGTTCATAAGTTCGGAAGCGTTATCATCTACAAAGAACTCTGGGATAGCGGTAGTGTCGCTAGGTTTGATTACCGTGTTGGACGACATTCTTATATTCTAGTCGGAGGTTATTTATTTTTCATATTTTCTTTTTTACTCTTTGGCGTAGTTTAGGGCTTCATTAACCGTGTGTCCCATAGCATCTGCGGTTTCCTTCATATCCTTTATATCATACTTGTTGGATAGGAAGATATGTCGGAGCATAGAACTGCCGATTTTCTTACCTAGGGTCTTATTAAGGACTCGGGTAATGCTATTAACGGCGGACAGCGGAGAGCCGTCCTCGTAAGTTAAAAAGCGGAACTCGGTGTTCTTGCTAACCTTTCCCTTATGAACTGGAGAGTGTCGGAGGTATGTATGGACGGCATCCAGAAGTTTGGGACTTGCCTTAACATCCACCACTTGCTGTCCGTGCTTCTTAGCAGTTTTATACTTATTAAATATCATCGTATTAGTAGCCCAATCATAGTAGTTCTTAGTCTTATCTTTCTTATCGTCCCATTTTCCGACCACATACATATCGCTATAGTCGGCGTTGCGACGGGGCGGGATTTCCGTGTATAATGATAGGATAAGCCACGATAGCAGTTGGTTATACTGCTTAGGCGTAATCAGTTTATTATTTGCGAAAGTCATTACCTCTTCCTTAAGGGTTTCTACTAACTTCTGAACGTCTGCCCACTCCATCCAGTTGTCGGACTGTTTATCGGTCTTTGTATCGGATTCCTCCTTCTTCATATCTCCAGCCTTAGCCATCATAGCGTCGTAGTAATGCTGGTAGATTTTCTTATATGTGGGCTTATCCTTAAACAGCGAAAGGACGCTAACGATAGAGGAAAGGTAAGTTTTCTTCGTGTTGTCGGCGTATTTACTAAGCAGTTCATCAACCGTTTCACTATTCTTAAGGAACGCTAGATTGTTAAAGGGGGTCTTATTGTTAAGCGTCCAGAGGTTCTTAATATACAAAGACGCACTAGACTCTGCGATCTTCTTCTCTTCTACCAGTTTCTTGCCGAGGTCAACCATAAAGTCGGACACACGCATCGCCATTTTATATTCTTACCGGATAAAAAAGTTTTTTATATTTTGTTAAATCCCATGCTTAAACGCAAAGTTCTCAAGTGGGAACAGCATTCGTCGTGTTCTATAGTCCATCGTCTTATAGTTGCCCGACCCCAGTAAATCGTGTATAATAACTGCGACTTCGGGGAGCGGTTCGTCATTAAGTATTCTTTCTAGGAACTCCTTATTACGCTGTTCTTTACGAGCGTGGTATCGTTTTCTGGCTAGTTCGTTTCGGTGGGCGACGGACTCCATATATTATTACAGATTATTTTATTTTGTAATAATATAATGGAAGCCCCGCATATTACAGTCTGCGATATTAATAGCGATATCAACACACTACAATCAGCCGATATTTGTGCCGTTAATGGGTCTATAGAAATGCTCGGGCTAGAGAACGCTACTACATTTGTAAAGGAAATCGTAGATAGTAATAAGTTTCACTATATTATTTTTACATATATACCTAACCAAGGCATTTGTAATAGGTTTAACGCAAGATGTCTATATGCTCTGGGAAATAGGGCGGTTTATATAGTGGATGTTCGATTGCTAGTTTATGCCCAAGGCGTGGTGGAGGCTCTGGCTCAGTAAAGTGTCCGGTCTGCGTTTCGTTGGTAAAAAAAGTTCCTTCGGCTTGAGTATAAAAGGATGGTCTACTACCAAACGCCGATGAAGTTAATACATAACGCAGAAGTCGCACCAGAAGATGAAAATGTCCTATATTTAGTATCGCAAGATAAGACACGCCGAGCCAAGGGCTTAAAGACCCTAACCCAAGCCGAGAACATAGAAATCGGGCTGAAAAATGAAGACGCTATACACCATATACTAGAAGCCAAGTTTAACTGCGACTTATTTAAGGATACGGACATATACGGAAAATGCGACTTTTATAATAACGAAGTAATAGCCGACGCTACTATAGGCGTAGAGTGTAAGGGTAGGGTAGATATAGCCCACGACCTATACGCCGACGGCGGGTTCGTAGATGTTCATAAGGTAGAAGCCCATTTAGCGGGAAAACAATACTATTATGTATTTACATACAATGATGGTATTTTTTATACGCCCTACGATAAGGCTAGATTTGATACCTATAAGATTAACACAAACTTTACGGAATACCGTAAGGAACTAGGGCGATACGAAAAAAGCCCTAAGTATGAGATACCCCCTAAGGATATGCGTAAGATATGCCTATTTAACCTCTAAAAGTTTAGAACGCTTACCGTGCTTAATGCCAGTATGGACTGCTCCATCTGCCATTATGTGATATTTTCCGCTATAAGGCTTACCATTCAGATACAACTGCTTAATAGGCTTAGCACCACCACGAACGGGTCGGCGTTCATACTGTTGGGCGTAATCTACGATACGATTACCGCCCTCTTTCGGTTCATCGCCCTCGTCCACGTGTTCTACATAGTTTTTCTGCTCGTCAAACTCCCCAGAAGGGTCTATTTCCGCCCTAAGGCGTGGGCGTTCCCCACTAGGCTCGTCGCTAGGTTCGGTCATTATCAGTTTAACGATTGCCCGTTTAATCTGCGTAATGATATGGATAGCCTTAAAATAATCTTGCTTTAGTGCTAACAGCCGACTCTTTCCCCTAACTGCTGTAGGGTCTCCGTCGTCCTCCTCACGAGGTCTATCGGCATCCATCGCTACAACCATATCGTGGAGTTTATCACGCTCCGCCTCCCATCTACCCATAATACCTAAAAGCCGATCTACATCTGGCTTTACACTAACCGCTCTACTACCGATTTCACGTGCTTGTCTTGCGTCCCTATCGCTACGTGTATTTAACTGGTTGGCTTGGATTCGTGTGACTAATGGTGTTGGTTGGTTCTCCTTGGCTAACCTCCCCATCATTCCTTTTGTTTCTTCGTCTGGCTCGTCTGCCTTACCAGAACCTACAAAACTTAACTTCTTGTAGCGATTTACCGAAGGCTGTGATACACCAGTTTCTTTTGCGATCGCTCGTTCGGACATAGTGGGATTCGCCTTAGCAAACTCTTGAACCGCCCGTTTAATATCGGGGTATTTTGCTTTAATCCCAGCCCACGAGTTATCGGGCTGAGCTACTGCTGTAGGGGCTTTCGCCTTTGCTGTCTTCGGCTTCTTAATCTGATGGACGAACATATCTCGGAGGTAGGTAGATGGGTTATTCATCTTATTCAGATTAAACTTACCGCTTTTCTTCTTACGACCATTCGGGTAATCACTAGGTTTCATACCTTTAGCCTTCGCAATCATAAGTCCGATATACCCAGCATTCTTATTACCACGAGGCATACCGTCGCCAAACATATGGCTATCCGATTCATATTCCGACATTCTATACTTAATGAATAGATTTTAGTTAAATAATATGTTATACTAGAATATAGAATGCCACGTAATATAACTGGAGCGTGTATGGCTTGTGGAGGCTCTGGAATACATGGAGGAAACGCACCAACACCAGCACCAGTAGGCGGTGCTAGACGCAGACAGTTTCATATGGTTCAAGATATGCGTGGTGTAGAGCCACGCCAGTCGGCGGTTATTGATAGTTTAGAAACACAGTCGCAACGCCCCAATATGGCTGTAGGCTCTGGTATGGGGGCTAGAGATCAGTCGGTGCGTATGGCACATCGTGATCGTGCTAGAATGCGGTCTATGGAAGACCCTCGTTATAGTTTGTGGCGTGGTAATCCTACCGTTAATGCCGAAATGGCACGGGCTAGTGAAATACAGCAAAACCTAAAGGGAAGCGGTTTCCTATCCAGCCTCGGCATTCCTATCCTATCGGATTTGGCTGGTGCTATCGGTTTGGGTAAGGGGCGGAAGGGTAAAAAAATGTCTATGCGTCAGTTTGAACTTCTTAATACACCACCGCCCGAACATCTCCCCGAGGCGGAGAACAGCGGTTGTGCCTACCACGATAAGGGATGTTGGCACGTCGGCGGTAATCCTATCGGCAAAGATGAACTAGAGGAACATGCGTTAAGTGGTGGTAGTTTCTTCGGTGATTTGTGGAATGGTGTTAAGAGCGTCGGCAATTTCGTTAAGCCTTTCGCAGAACCTATAGGAAATCTAGTAGGCACACGCTTTGGCGTTCCGAATGCTGGAACTATCGCCAAGGGTGCTTTAGATATGCTGGGTAGCGGTAAGCATAGGGGACACGAAATGGCACGTCATTCCCTAACAACTCGTATCCCACGACCAGTTGGGCGTGGGTATGATAGCGACAGCAGTAGCGATGAGGAGGGCTATGCCAGAACAGCAGAGCGTCGCCACAAGCAGAGTCCTACGGGCGGTGCTAAGGGGTCGGATGGTCGTGCTAGGCGTAATGCTATCGTGCGTAAGGTAATGGCTGAGAAGGGTTTGAAGATGATACAAGCCTCTAAATATGTTAAGGAACACGGTCTATACTAGTTTGGGGGGGTGCGTTCAGAGCCGAAGATTTTTCTCTCCGGTATTTGTAGAAAAGAATGTTTAAGGAACAGCAACCGACCACCTCTATCGTCGTAGATGCTGTAGAAAAGCCTAAAATGAGTAAGGAAGAGCGTAAGGCAAAGCGTGAAGCCGATAAACTCCGACCCAAACGCAAGTATGTTAAGAAAGCCGATAGACCCAAGGGTATCAAGATATCTAATGAACCAGTAGTTCTATGTTTTAACTAAATACTAAAATAATGCTAACTTTTATATGTGTATTACATATAGAAAAGATGGCAAGACCTAGTCAAGCGATTACATTCCCAGAGGTGTTTATAAAAGCGTATGGAAAGCCCCGTGGCTTTTATCCTACTGCTACACCTATGGAGTCAGATATCCAATCTGGTAGCGACAAGTATGGCTGGTCTAGACAAGCAAGGGATTCCGCTATGGATGGTGTTAGACAAATAGCACATAGTAAGGCGGTATATCTGCGTGGACGGCGACCATTTGAGACTCTGGGCTTACATCGTAATAGAACTGGTATTAGACCTAACGGCATCGGCACTATGGGCGGTCAGTTCGAGGAACGCCCTTCGCTGTCTGGTGGTATTATGTTCACCAAGGCGGGTCAAGATTACATTCAGAAACTACTTAACGCACGGCAGAAACAATATGCTGAAATGGAGGGACAATCCTCTGTTCGTGAAGTGCCTACATCTTATACCGACGATAGCGTAGGAGAATCCGCACTTAATGCGGTATATCCACTATTTGATGCGTTTCTGGATGATTTACGCACATATAATGTTAAATCGGTCACTAATCTTAATAACTGGTGGGGGCAGATGCTTACTACGCTACCGATACTCGGATCTAACTTCCGCTCTCGTATTAAGGATGATATTATTATACCACTAAGGGATAATCTACAGAGGTTTCTGGAGGTATTTGCTACTAGAGGCTCACCGCAAGAAAAGAAGTTAGCGAATACAGTTGATGCCCGTGCGTCCAAAGCCCAACTAGTGCTAGAGGCGTATATAGGCGAAGAGTCGCAAGAGGAGGCTGACGATAACGAATGGTCTTACGAGGCGGAATATAATGGTCTGCTTACACGAAACGCATTACCCACGAATGCTTCTGGTCGCCCTATGTCGTTTGAGGAGTATAAGGCTAAGCGTGAAAGCGACAAATGGGATAGGGGTAAGGTATCGCTACCACAGCAAGGAAAAGCCCCTATCGACGCACCCGCAAATGTGCGTGAGGAACTGGTGCGGAAACTTAATACAAGTGTCGGGATTAAGATTTCCCCAGCGGTTATAGCGACCTCTAAAAGGCGTATCGCTGATTTAGTGATGTCTGCTACTGGCGACCTAGCCGTTCAAGACCAAAGCCCAGCCCAGTTCCTAGCCCCCATCGCAACACGAGAACAGCCACCACAGATTTCTTTGCCAGTCCCTTCCGCTTACGAAACATTCCCTTCTTCCGTCCAGCCCCAGTCATACCAAGAGGCGATGGCTAGTGCTTTAGCACCACCGTCGAATCCGTTTTCGTCTAACAGTTCATCCGCAACAGCAACCGCCTCAGCCCTAGCAGATCCGGATTATATTGATGTTGATGCCTATGTCCGCCCTTTTGAGGGATTCGGACGCAGAAAGCGTAGCGGAAAAGGTAGGAAATAACCGATGATGGCTAAATCGCAGATTTTCGGTTGAACTCGTTCCTAATACAAAAAAGTAATACTTATTTTTTTGTGTAGGCTAATGTATAGTAAATCGCAGACTTCCTAGGGATTTATACTTTTTGAGGTTTTGGCGTAGCCGAAACTCTACGATTTACCCTACATCACCCTACATCCTACATATTCACTATTATAGATATTTTATTTCTTTCTACTTGTTATAGAATGGCATCCCTTAACCTAGAAGTAAAAGATGTAGGACATTCCCTAGGTCTGGCGTATCTCTCCGATATACCAGTAATACCAACACCGCCTACAACGCAAACGATTAGCCTTAGCGGTAATACTATAACGGTAGGAACTGGTTCGGCTACGAGTGTTGATATTTCTGGTGCTTCTTCTATCGTAGCCCTTAAAAATAAAACACAGAATATAGCATTTAACTCGCAGTCGCTACTGGAAACGCATTTTGACGGGTTAGTGACCGTCGGAACATCGTCGCAACTAGATAGGATTATATTGAGTGGTGCGGACGGCTCGTTAAAGGTAAGTAGTATTAAGGATAACGAAAATCTAGTAGGAAGTGCGGGACAACTCCTATCGGCGGGGGCTGGTGGAACTCTACAGTGGGTGACCGCTTCTGGTGCTGTAGGTCCTACTGGAGCGACTGGAGCGACTGGTGCGACTGGTGCTGTAGGTCCTACTGGAGCGACTGGGGCAGATGGTGCGACTGGTGCGACTGGTGCTGTAGGTCCTACTGGTGCTACTGGTGCTAACGGCGGGTCGCTTAAACTCAATCAAGCCATTTATGTAGCAAAAAATGGTAATGATAGCACGGGCAACGGCTCTATGGGAACACCGTTCCTTACTATCGCAAAAGCCCTTACGCTTTGTAATAACAACTCTATCGGCTCTACTATATATGTTATGCCCGGTGTTTATACAGAGAACCTTACATTAAGTAATCTTAATGTATCTATCATAGGGTCTGGGACGACGGTCGGACAGCAACTGAACACTACCCTAATCGGAAACCATACCTATGCGTGTTCTTCTGGAACTAATAGCGTATGGCTTACGCAAATGGTTCTGGCTAATCCAAATACATCGCAAATCCTTCTTTTAATGAATGGATCTTCTCAAGGGTCGCTTACCCTTACCGCATGTGTTATAGGAGATAGTGGGACTAATGCTATCGCAAACTATATCTATGTTCAAGGAACTTCCTCTGTAAAACATCAAGTGCTGTTAGAGCGTTGTTCCGCATATAATACTACACAAGCCATTTCATACGCACTCTTCTACTTTGAGAACGCTACCCCAACTATTGCTCTGTGTGATTTTTACACCAACCTAGCATACCCCGTTATACAAGTAGCCGGAACAAGTAATCCTATTACGATGTCCTATAGCAAGATTAGTTGTGGCTCTGCGACTGCCTCTGCGTTAGGGGTTATCCGCCTAGGGTCTATTCTCGGCTCTTTACAAACGCATTCTATCGTAAATTGTAGTATATCCTCCTCTGCTCTCGCCTCATCTGCCTCCGCTGGTGGGACACCAGCCATCGGCTTAGATCTGACTGGGTCACAACTTATTTTTTATAGTAATATTACGCTTACACAATACTGGGCTAGTTCCACTACTAACACCAACCTCTGCGTTAATTCGACGGGGCAAGGCTCTTCTGGAACGCCAACCGTCACTTACTATGCTACTTCTTATACAAGTAATCCACCAGTCGGCTCATTTGCTAAGACCATTATTTCTAATGCCTCCTTTTCAAAATATGCGATGAACCTTATTTCGTAAATATATTACCTATGTATAGTAGATGAAGACGCATAAAGAGCGTGTATGCGAACGATATGGGCTAGACCCTAAGCAGACCTACAGCATCGCAACGCTGTCTAAGATTAGTAAAGTTCCTAAGAAAATACTACTTGAGGTCTATAATAGGGGGTTAGGGGCGTGGGGCAACAATAATAAAAGCGTGAGGCTAAAAGGGTCTTATGTTAAAAATGTAGATACTTCCTATAGATTTAAACTATCCGCCCCTCAGTGGGCAAGTGCTAGGGTCTGGAGTTTCATCGATGGAAACCCCAAGCACGATAACGATTTACGCCAAAACCTTTAATCTCTTTTTATATTACCTTAATATATAGTAGAGATGCGTATTATCACTAAGAAATATCCAGCCGACTATAGCGACGAAATCCTATCGGTTATACGGGCTATGTCATTTACCGATGGAAAAGCCGTGAAACTAGTAGGCAGTTATACGCTACGCAACCAAATCTATGCTGGGGACGTAGACGCATTAGAGTTCGTGCGTATTAAATCTATAGACGAATGTGTATCCCGATTTAAAGAAGTAGTTAAACGGGTTTTACGATTACCTTTGACCTATATTAGTGATATCAAATGCGGATCGGTAGATGAATGGAAGGTAGTCCCCGATACAGCAACCGTGGAAAATGGTAAGGTTATAGGCTATGATAGGGATGCTATATTAGACAAAGTAGAGCATTTACATGGAAAGGGGGTTATTGACGACGAGCAGTTCAGACTAGCAAGACACCTACTTAGACCCTCTGTGAATGCGATAGAGTTTTTGGAGTTGAAAAAAGAACTACGATACAATATCCTACGCTGGAACTCTAGGGAGATTATTAGGGGCTATAAAGTCCTAGGCGATGGGCGAAAATACACATTGGCGGATGGCGTTCAGAGTCCTACTATAACTAAACTAGATGTTGTATCGTGGGTTAGTGGAAACCATTTCACCGACTTTGAAATGATATACGAGTTTATTAAAGGTGGTAAGGTTATTAACAAAGGCTTACGGGACTTAGATATAGCCATTAAAGAATCCGTTTTACTTATGCGTAAGGAGGGGAACTATTTTAAGATGGCGAAGCGAATGTATGCGTTAGCACGATACAATAAGTATAAGCACGACCTAGCACCTCTAAATGACCTATTTATAGGAGATTTGGGGAGGCTGTATGGTATATACGGCGATGCGAATAGTTTAAAGTTCCTAATAGAGAATATAGGGAATCTACCCAAAGAAAAGATTGAAGAGGAAACCGACCATTTTGTAAGCCGTCTTTCTAATGTAGTAATCCCTACCTATTTGCGACGAGAAAAGACTATAATGAATATAGTTAAACGGCTACAAGACCCTAAACTATATACACACGAAAATCAATCTATGCTAAACCTATTAGATTCCCTACGAGAACAGATATTTATTATACTATCTAACTATACTTTACAATATCTTAAGGCAAATAGATTATTCCCAGTAGCGTCCAAATATTTACCCTAGTTTCGTGCTTTCGGTCGTAAAATAGCATACAAAATCCACTTTTTTAAAATAGTTGCTCCTAATATATAAATGCCTTCTATTGGGTTCGGCGACGGCAAACACGGTATGCCCGTAGCGATTGTAAGGGGAGGCGACCAAGATGGGAACATTCTTACGGTTTTCACCGACGAAGATAAGGTTGGCAAGAAGGCTAAGAAGGAAAGGGAGGTAGACGCTATTAAATATACAAAGGATTTGAAAGGTCTTAGACCCGCCGAGCGTGTAGCACTATTTAACCGCCTTTCCGAGGCTATGGAGAAACGCATACCGCCTAATATGCTCGTAGGGGAGAATGAGGCTATCCGCAAGTTATACGGTAGGATTGTAGCGGATTCCGATGCGAAGGATTCTAAATCCATAACGCTCCCCGACGACAGCACATTTAATCTGATACCGAATCCAGACCCAGAGAAGCGTAGTGTTTATTATATCGCTGGTGCGTCTGGTTCTGGTAAATCCTATATAGCCCGTGGCTTAGCCGAGGGTTATAAGCGACTATTTCCAGATCGCCAAGTATATCTTATTAGCAAACTAAACGAGGATAGCACCCTAGATACTATGAAAATAGGTAAGCCTCTGCGTATTGATGTAAAAAGCCTAGTAGAATCCTACCCGACAATCGATGAGTTTAAGGATTGTATGGTTATTTTTGACGACTACGACACATTTCAAAATAAGGAAGGTAAGGTAGTCCAGCAGTTAATAGACGATTTGGCTATCCAAGGTCGGCACACTAATACGACTATGCTATGTTTAACGCATTATATCACTAACTATAAAAAAACCGCTTTAATGTTAAATGAGGCTATGTATTACATTATCTACCCACAATCTACTTCTTTTTCGTCGCTTAAGTATCTTCTGGCGACCCGTGTAGGTATGTCGAAAGAGGATATACAAGAACTACGACGTATGGGAAGATGGGTTTGTATTTATAAAAACTACCCCCAGTTCCTTATTAGCCAACATACGGCTAAACTACTACACCAAGAAAAATGAAAAATGCCCCGATTTAAATGTAGCCATTAAATATAAAAGATGTCGCTGATTAACGCCAAAGTCCCAGCGGTTCAATCGTCGCTAAACCTCGGTTCTGGCGGTGGCGGTTCTGGTCTTACCTCGCTTAATGCTTTAACCGGCGTTGTCAATCTTACTAGCACTGATACTAGTATATCTATCACGGCGGATGCTGTTTCTAACACTATCAATCTCCAGACGGCTGGTGGTGGTGGTGGTGTGGAAGGAACACTTTACGTCGGAACTCTTACCACCGTCGATTCCCCCTCTATCGTGGGGTCGGTAGCCGAGCGTGTTGTTGGTTTGGGGGCATTCCCCGCCCCCGTCGCAGTCGTAGCCGGTCAGACGTATAGGTATCAACTCGTTCTGGAGGATTTTACGCTTACAAATGGTTCGCTGATTTCCACACCATCGTCCCAGTGCGGTATTATGCCCTATGTCGGCAATACAGCAACCCAGCCTCCAGCACAGCAAGAGTCCCTCTGGGCATCGGTTTTTACACCTAGCCCCTTCGGTGTTCTAACGACCGATGTATCGCCTTATGAAGTCACCATCGTCGCACAACCCGCCCCACCATCGTCGCAAGTCCTATCCTTTCCCTCACGGTTTGTCACCGACGGTATCTTTGTAGCGGATTCTACGAGTGCCTTCCTTAATGTCTGCTGGAGCGGTCTTCAAGGTGCTGGTTTTAACCCTAACGCACTTAACATTGTGGCTGGAACTGCTGTTCCCTTCCAGTTGCTCCTCTCGAGGGTCAATCTCCTTTAATCATAACGACAAAGTCCTTAATAATATTATCCCAGTTTAACTTTACGGTAGGCTTTTGTTTAGTTTGGACTAATCTAAATCCTTCCGCAAAAGCCTCTGGCGATGCTGTTTGCGAATATGCCCCGTTTGCCTCGTTATATCGTAAATGTGTTCGTGTAGTAGGCTTAATAAGCACGGCAGTTTCATCATTTAACCACGACCTATACGAGCCGATATCTAGTGCTATTTGAGGCTTACCTAGATATGCCATATCCATAGCCATAAGCCCCCAGCCCTCGCCGTCGCTAGTATTTATACCGTAATCCGCTACATTATATAGCAGATTTAGTGTTTCGTCGCTTACCGAGGAGTCTAGAACCGATACATTTTCTAGAGGAATCTTCTCTATAGCAAGTAGTATATCAAGATTATAAAAACCCTTCGGATTTGTAAGCACAATCAGATGCCCCTTACCACCCCCCTTTAGGTAAATGAAAAAACTCTGAAAAAGCAAGTCCAACCGTTTTCTAACGGAGTTGCGACTAACGCATATAAATACTGGTGTTGTTTCGTCTAACTTTAGTTTTGCCTTAAGTGCCAGTATATCCTCGGCTGGAACTGGTTTTATATGGGAAGATGGTGCGTGGTTGAGAACATACTGCGGTTCTTTTATAGGCATACGCCACTGCTCCGAGAATACTAGGAACTTATCGGCTGGTATATTAGAAACATTACATAGTTTATATACTTGGTCTAAATAAACCCATAACTTATACGTCCGCTTCGTATTTAACTCCTTACATAGATGCGAAAGCATATAGGGACTTTCGTATAGGATTACGATATCGGCTTTACACAGTTTAAAATATTTCTCTAACTTCTTTTCGCCCATATTCATTTCACGAGGATCGCCGTCTCCTAGATATGTAGGGGCGTATTCGCTAAGCCCAGTAATCTTAGGTCGGACTTCTGCTTTATCTTTAAGCCACCCATAATGATAAACCTTAATCCCATCTACAGCAACTAACCGCTGTAGTATTTCATAAGCGACTCTAGAATATCCACTTAATCCATTATAGTGTGCGGAGCAGAAGGCGACATTCAGCATTTTATATTTACCGGAAAGATATTTTTTTCACGGATTCGCTTTTTCACTTTCTTCTGGTTTGAATGTTTCTTGTAGTTTTGCTACGATAGGCGGTGTAGTATTTTCTATATCTATAGAGGCACTAATCTCCCTATTACAACACATACTTCTACATCTGCGGTGATTAATAGCGTTGTATAGTATATATGCTATACCTAATATTAATGCTACTGATACACCGCCGATCGAACCACTAGCCAGAGTTGAACTATCCATATAATAGGGTAAATAAAAAAACCTTACCCTATTAGTATGGAAACACCAGTCCAAAATACCGTAGAAGCCACAGAGCGTGTTATAGAATATCCGTTATCTGACGGCGATATAAATAGACTGCTTAGCCCAGACACCAAAATCCTTATATATTCCGACCTAGAAAATATAGGTAGTATAAACGAGATATTTGACCCTATGGGTCGCTGTATGTTATTATACCCAGTTTCGTCGGAGTATAGCGGTCATTGGGTATGCTTAATAAAGCACAAAGACCGAATAGAGTTTTTTGACCCTTACGGAAAAGCCCCCGATACAGAACTTAAGTGGATTGGTAAGGCAAAGCGTAGGGAGTTTAATGTAGAAGAGCCGACGCTTACTAGATTGCTAAAGGAAAGTGGGTCTAAGGTATCATACAATAGCCACGATTTTCAAGAAGACGATCATAGTGTTAATACTTGCGGTCGTCACTGCGTCGTGCGTTTAATGTTTAAGGATATGTCGTTAGACCAGTATCGTAAGATGATAAAGGAAAGTGGGCTTTCACCAGACGAGTTTGTATCGGGTATAACATATTTAAAACTTCAGAAATAAAGCAAGTAAAAATATATCTTAAGAGTATAATAGAAATGTCCTACCGTTCGAGCATAGAAGTCGTAGGTAATAACACCGACCCCGATATCGTGTATTATAATGCCGATATAGTCGCCGATGCGTTTGACCCAGCATCACTAGGCTTAGATAAAGATCCGCCCATTCGCTTCCAAGAAACACGCTCTACACCGCTTATTAACGATATAAGCAAATACATGTTTTCCATTATCCGATTTACGATGGACGGGGCTGGTAAGGATTTACCTATTTTCATCCCAAGCGTTAATGATAACCAGTCAGACCCTAACCTTACCGACTATTCCGTATCCATTTCCTATACAATCTATTACCTAGACCCTACAACGGCTACCGAGTCCAATGTGACCTTTACGGCTCAGCGATATGTATATTACCAGCCAGAAACCCTACTAGCACCGCTACCAGCCCCTCCAAATACGATTAATCCTAACGGCGTTTATGCGGGACAAGATTTGCGTGGGCGGTATTACTTCGTCTATACATACCAGCATTGGTTAAACCTCTGTAATAAGGCTATGAGCGATATGTTCTACGATACAGAACTTGCCGTCCCTAATACAGCACACCCAACGCTGTCTATAAAGTCGCAGTGGAATGCCTTCTGGGCGACTTTAGTAGCGGGTCAGCCAGAGCCAGACCCAGCCCCAGTCTTACAAGGGACACCGCCTTACCTTACCTACAACTACGACGATGGTCTTTTTTCCATATGGGGAGATGTATATTGCTTCGGCGACGGTGCTACATATAACCCAGCGTCGGTGGCTAGTCCAGTCTCTACGGCGTGGTCGGCTACGCCCACCTATTACTATGCTAAGACTGGTGGCGTAGATTACCAAGGGTCAGAGGTAGCACGGTTATATTTTAACACGAATATGATGGGATTGTTCGATAACTTCTATAACTACTATTTAGGTGCGGAAACGCCCCTAGGTTTTACTAACCAAATCCTATTTCAGAACCTCCCCGTAAAAGGCACTAATAGTAATAATATACAATCCACGTCTACGCTAAGTGCTTTTACAAATACCGTGGTTGGGTCTAACCCGACGGTAGTAGGGACAAATAAACAATATTGGGTAATGACGCAGAACTACAACAGCACCTCCACGCTGTGGAATCCTATCTCGTCTATCGTGTTCTCCTCTACGATGATCCCGATATTTCCAGAACAGACCGGCACTCCTTTGTTATACGGCGAGGGCAACAATAATGCCCCTAACGAATCCACGTCGTCATTTGCCCCGATTATTACCGATATTTCTATACCGATGGAACGAGCAGAAGATTATCGTGGTTTCCTATCTTACACGCCTACGGGCGAATATCGCCTTTCCTCATTTACTGGGTCTAGGGCTGAACTGCGTAATATTGATATCCAAGTCTTCTGGAAAAATAGGATTAATAACATCCTATACCCGATTACTATGTTTAACCTCTCCAGCGTTTCCATTAAAATGATGTTCCGCAAGAAGTAGATACGAAAAATGAAAATGCGTCATTTTTAAATATGGACGATAAATATAAAAGATGACCGATGCCGTTCAGAAGATGTCCGTATATGACGACCGCATCGTCCAGACACAGCCTAAATATGCTGTAGAGAAGGGTGCGTTAT